AAAAGAAGTAAAAGTACATTACTACTCAAAACTCCACATACTTTTGCTATTTCATATCTAACTTCCAACAAACAACATCCATATTTAAATAAATTTAAAGAGTGTGCTTTGACTACCTTTAATGTAGATTACACCCCAGAAGGACAATATATGACTTATATGAGTTCAGACATTCAAGATAGATCTATGATTTCATATGTAATATCAATGACCTTCCAAGAACTCGAACCAATCTTTGATGATGAATATCAAAAAGAAAATCCAGTTTCAAATATAGGTTACTAAAATGGCAAATCCTTATTTCAGAAAACTTCCATCTTTTGAATATGTAAGTAGATTACCTGATGCCAAGATAGGTGATTATATTGAAGTTAAAAATATCTTTAAGAAAGGAAGAATTCGTCCTGATATTTTTAATGAACTTGCTTTCTTCGAAAAATATAAAATCTTAGGAAATGATCGTCCCGATAATGTTGCATACAAACTTTATGATGATTCAACTTTAGACTGGATTGTGCTTCTTTCAAATAACATAATCAATATTCAAACAGAATGGCCACTAACTCAAAATTCTTTTGATACTTACTTAAAAGAAAAATATGGAGTTGGATTTAACACTGAAGAAGAAGTTTATAATAATATCTACAATGGAATACATCATTACGAAAGCAGAGAAGTTAAAAACACTCAAGGTATAACAATTGTTCCTGCAGGTCTTCAAGTTCCAAATGGTTATTCTGTAAATTATCATGACTACCTTATTGACACTCAAATAGATACTGGAAATATTGCAATCCCAGTTACTAATTATGAATATGAGGAGAAACTTGAAAATGATAAAAGAAATATTTACGTTTTAAAGTCAAGGTATTTAAATATTATTCTTGATGACATGGAAAATTTAATGTCATATAAAGAAGGTGCCTCTCAGAACCTGAGCGACACCTTGAAACGTGCTGATAATATTCGTTTATACTCTTAAAGATGCTAGTCAGTTAAGGCGTCTTTATTTATCAGTCATTTGCAAGGCGAGAAAAATATGACAAAGCATCATCCTCATCCTCATCATCTTGAGAGATTTGGGGAAGTGAAGGAGACTTGGAACGAGCATAAGACTGTTCCAGTTCTTCTGCTACACGCTCTTGAACTGTAGAAGTTTGTGTAAACTCTTCAAGTTCATCCTCTTGTTCAACCACTGCACGAGAACGAGCAGGAGAGGAGTTCTTAAGACCAAGAACCATATTCATACGACGCTCAAGTTCTTCATATGACTTGAACTGGTCTGGTGCAGTGATTGCAGTCAGTGAATACTCTTTCTTCCAGAGTGCTTCGAGAGCATCGTCATCATCCAGTAGTGGTTCAATAGAACCAAATTCAGATTTGTCATAGTTCCAATACCCATCCTTCTTTACGATTTTGAGTTTGAAATTAGCACCCTGCCAAAAATCAAAAGGATTGATAGGAGTTTCATCCTCAAACTCAGGTTGCATTGCTTCCATAATCTTATCAAAAATCTTCTTGCCATATTTGAACAGGAAGACTTTACCTTCGTTTGCAGGATTTACAGGATCTTTTACAACGTAAATGTTGCTGTAGTAAGACAGTTTACGCTTCTGCTTACGAACAGTTTCTTTGTTTGTTTCAGAACCACTATTCCATAGTTCGCGGTTATATTCGCCAAGAGGATCTTTCTGACCAATAGTTGTCAGAGAGTTCTCAATATACCAACCACCAGGACCTTGGAAAGCGTGTGAATACATTTTTGCCCATGGAAGTTCTTCACCTTCAGGGGCAGGAAGGAAACGGATAACTGCAAAACCGTTGCCAGTTTTATCCATTTCTGGACGCCATAGACGTTCATCCGCGCCAGAAGTTGAGGTACTCATTTTTTCAACTTCCTTCACCAGTTTAGAAGTGAGAGAACCCAGTTTGGATTGTTTTTTAAGATCGCTAAAACTCATTTGTACTTACCTTTTTGTTAATTAGATTTGGCCTTTGTGACGACTTTATTCTACTTGAAATAGAAAGGGTTGTCAAGCCCGAGTCCATCCTTTGTGCTGTTTTCTACATTACAGGTCTGAACCCGTCTTGTCAATCTGCTCCTTCATCACCTCAAGCATCTTAGACATATTGTTAAGAATGATATTCATGTCAGTGCCAGGAGGCATACCCATCATAATAGCAGAACTGACAATACGTTCCTTCATTTCTCTTGCTTCAGGATCATCAGACAAACTCAGTCTTGTGTAAAGAACTTTTTGTTTATCCAAAAGGGTTTCTAGAACTTCAACATGCTCAAGTTTTTCTTGCTTCATCATCGTAGGAAACTTAAAAATGTTTCCATAGATTTGCTCTTGAAGTTCTGCAATCTCCGTTATCTCTGCACGGACGACTTCGGAACTAAAGAAACTCATTTATCCTCCAAAACAATCTCTTTTAAAATTTTACGAAATTTAAATACATCAATATTTAGAAAAGGATTATACTTTTTAATCCTACGACTGACGGTTTGCCACACCGGGTCTTGAAGTTTCTTATCAAACTTATTCCCGAACAGGAATATTTTGTCATAAATGACCAGTGTTTCCAGGCTAATTTTCCCGCTCAGGAACTTTTTGAGAAGAGGAGGATGTCCATTTGAACACTTAAAAACATCCTCAAATTTGGTTTCTTCGAACAAAGATTGACTTTCTTCTTTGAAGAGATAAGAAAGTGACTGAACTTTCTTCTGCCAGTTTTGATATCTCCCTTCACCTTCTTTAATCATTTCACCGATCCAAAGAGTTTCTGGATCTGGACAAGAAACAAAGTTAGCAACAAAAAATTCTACAACTTCTTGATCTGATTTTTGTCTTGAAATCTTTTCAAACCACATTCTGTCCTTCCGTTTGTAGAAGGACTGAACTGTTGCACGACTTTTACCACAGTACTTAAAGTAGTCGTAGGTATCTTTCGTAAAATGGTTTTTCAGAGACAAATAACATTTATAGGCATCAAAAGGTATCATTCAAAAAAGTAATATAGGGATTTTTTTGCCGGGATTTTTTCCGCCCAAAAATGGATTAAAAAACCAATTTTGCACGAGAAGTCTTTTTAAGAAAGTTTAGTTCTATTGCTTCATACTTAATCTTTTCTTTCAAAGGTTTTGGAATGAGTTTTGGAACAGACTCAAGATCAATATTATTTTGTTCACAGAAATAAATAATCGCATCAATATAATTCATTTCAAGGTTCACTTGCACAAGATTCTCAATCTCTTGAGCAAATCGTGATGGACAAAAAAATTTACTTTCTAGTACTTTCTCTAACTCATTTTCCATCTGGCCTAGTGCTGTGAGATACAAATTCTTTAATATAACGAACTAATAACTTAATATAGTCCCCTTTATTCCTTTTGTCAAATACCTTGACTTCACCACCGGGAGTTACCATTAATGTGATGAGTTTTTTAACAACCTGCCCCGTAAGTTCATAATAAGCTGCCGCGTAAAACGTTTCTTGAACAAAATAGTTTTCAATCCACTCTTCTGGTTTAATTTTTTCTGAGGTTTTGAAGTCAATAACTGCCAACTCTCCTTCATATTCAGCAATACAATCAACTCGTCCAGCAAGTCCAAGATATTCTGAATAGAGAGTTCTTTCAATCGCGTGAATATTATTTATCTTATCAAGATAAGGTTTTGCATGAACATACATGAACTTTGTCAGGGGTTGATAATTTTCCCAGTTTAGTTCTTTATTTTCAAGATAATCCTGGCAAACTTGGTGAAAGTCAGTTCCCCTTGCTGTGGCCTTTTTTGTAATACGATTTGCTTCCTCAAGACCTACACGTTTTCTCCAATCAGCAAAAATTTGTCGATTATAAAATGACGTAACTGAAGTGATTGATGGAACCCATTGACCATCAGGAAGATTATAGAAACGAATGCTTTCTGTTGTTTTACATTCTAGTTCAATATCACCCAAATAATTATGATGAATAAAGGTCATAGATTTAGCTCATGTTTTGCAATTAGGTATTCCTTGACTAATCCGCTACGGCAGACATCTTCAATACCAAATTCAATGATATCAAAAGACGGCATTACACGCAATATTCTCATAAAGTCAATAATACCATTTCTTTCATTTGTTTTAATCAAGTCAGTTTGGGTAGCATCACCACAGAACATAATCTTACTATTCTCACCGACGCGAGTAATAATAGAATCACTTTCATGAAAATTTAAATTTTGAAATTCATCAACAATAATAATAGCATTATCTAAAGTAGTTCCGCGAATAAAAGAAGTAGACCAGAAACTAATAGTACCTTGAGTTTTAAGATTACCATAAAGCATTTCAAAGGATGCATCGTCTGGCATCTCAAACATATACTTTACCATATTCTTATAGGGAATTTGATAAAGTGAGGATTTATCTTCATGATCGCCAGGAAGAAACCCAATTTCACGAGTAGCGACAAGAGACCTAACAATATAAATTTTTTCGTAAGGTGTTCTTTCATCCAAAACATCTTTGAGTGCATTATAAAGTGTAATAAAAGTTTTACCTGTTCCCGAACACCCATAAGCAACCATATTTTGATTTTTCTTATAAGAATCAAAAAGTTTTCTTTGATTCTCTGTGAGAGGTTCAATATCTCTCATTAAATCAGAACTAATTGGTTTCTTACGCTTCATTTGCCTTGCGGTCATTCCAACACCAATTGGTTGATCTTCTTTCCTATTTCTTCTGGCCATATAAAAAAAAAATTAAACAGGTTTTACTTTTGATCCCGGAACCTTGCTAGCACGTTCCAAAACAGAATTCCATCCTGGGTGTGATTTTTTGAGTCTATCATATACTTCTCCAACTTCTCCTGATGCTGGGCAAGTTGATGGGTCTGACCAATCTCTATCCCAATCAGGATTATCTTTTTTCCATTGGTCCCAATCATGAACACTGAGAACAACTTCTTTTTGCTCACCAGTAACTTTATTATAAACTGGATATGTTGCCAATGTTACACCTCCATAGTATGTAAGGATATTTATTCAATAATGATAGAAGGTGCATCATCACACTCTATACAATCTACACACTCTCGAATATCCGTATTATTTTTTAAGTATTTTTGAAGATCATCTTCAGCGAGAATAACTTTAAAGACGTGACCTGTTAGATGATCTTTTAAACACCAACTTTTCATAAAACCTCAGGGAGAAAGTCTCGCTCTATGTAGTCGCTTTTCCTCATAGTATTTCCAAACATTTGGTGACCATTTTTGAAGCAAAGGGGCAAATTGTTCACATAATGCTTGAATTTCTAGTTGTGCATCCATCTTTGCTCGCAAATCCATAAAGTGAAGAACAGAGCGTAGGTTAAAAGAAACCACAAAGTTCTGACGAATTGCTTGTGCAAGATAATCCCTAATGTGCTCTTCACACATTCCTTTTTCATACTTTACAGCATAACGCTTACAACCTTCTACAATCCAGTTAAGTTCGTCTTGATAATCTTCTTGTGTCCAATCATACTTCTTACCATAACGATTAGTATAAAATCCAGGAGGACGTACAAAAAATACGTCCTCTGGTTTCAATTCACCACTTGCAACCTTAATCACTCTTTTTCCAGTATAACGTTGAGATTGCACATCAAAACTTACGCCCACTCTATGGGTCCTTGCTTGCATTGCAACGTTATGGACGTACCCAGAGACCGAAAACGTGATTGAGGGGTGTTCTAGAGGTCCCCAATGTCCTTTCTCATTGCTTAGGAGACGCTCTACAACCCACTCTCCACATTCACTTGGTTTGGGAATAGTTTGATTGTGAATTGGAGTTTCTGAATAATCACATTTACCTGCCTGATAAATGACTTGTTCTGGAAGCGCATAACATTGGAGCATCACCACTTCTAAATTTTTATCAAGTTCAAGAAGGTCTTTTGCTTTAATAGGTTTCACAATCCATCTCCATCATCGTCGTTAGTTAGTTTATACTTTTTGTTTACTGATAGATACATATCATCATCGTCTCCATCATAAAAAACTTCATCATAGTCAGCAAGATGAGGAACTATTTCCTCATAATTCATTTTATATGAATCTATATCAGAATAAATCTCTGACTTTAAACATTCTACCAGAGATTCAAGGTTTCTAATAATCAGCTTAATCTTTTCTCTATCCATCTTTATTAACCCTGACAAAGGTAATTATACATAAAAAAAGAGGGAGAGTCAAGTCTCCCTCTAAATCATTAGTTTTAACACTTCAATATGAAATCCTTTCGGAGTTCTAATAATAGTCGGTCCTCTATTTTTTGAATAACTACATCGTCGTTTTTAACGATGTTCATTAGTTCCATCGCGGTGTCACAAGAAACAGAAACCTGTTGGATACTGGATACTTGTGGCGCTGAAACAAAAAGGAAAGGAACCCATGCTAAAAGCAAAAGTGCTTTAGACATAGGATGAACTGTAGGAGATTACTATACTCCTAATCAAACTATATATGCGACTATCGTTCTATGTAACTTAAAGTATGATTTTGAGCCCAAAGTTGTTGAATGATAATATCACATCCGATCTTGGGATTACAATCGCCACATGTGTAAACATCCACTGCCGCTTTACCTTCCTCTGGCCAAGTATGAATGCTAATATGACTTTCAGAAAGCAAACAAATTACAGTCACTCCTTGTGGTTCAAACTTTTTTGAAATTGTTTGGATCACTGTTGCTCCGCTTGCTGTTGCCGCGTATTCTAATAAGTCTATAAGACAACGCTCGTCATCCAAAAGGACAAACGAGCATCCATACAAATTTAGTAGATAATGCTTTCCCATTTACAGTGGATTATCCTCCGCTTCCTTAATCAATGAACTCACAATGTCTTCTGTGCCGTCCATTGTTTTGATAGCAAACAGAGATGACTTTTGATATTTTTTAATTTTTTTATACTGCTTTAGAACAATATCTATATTATCTAAATCAATTGTAATTTTTGCATCTTTTCCAACTCTATTTTCGTTGGGAGATCCACCAAATCCTGCACTCATTTTCTTTTCTTTTTCTCAGGTTGTTTATATCCCCACAGTTTGGGATTTGTTCTCCCATACCCAAAATCAATTTTTTGGACTGATCCTGGACCATATTTGTCATAATACATATCAAAGAGATTTACTCTTTTATGGCAACGAGTCAGATCAATACATTCTTCACCACCCACAACATACCAAATTAAATATGCATCATTGGGAAGTGAAGAATCTTTTGCTTTTTCTACGGTAGTTTTTTCTAAAAGAATTTCACAACCATATTCATGTGGCAGAACTTTGTTAATCTTAGTTTTATTTTCTGCCATTTTCTTTTTTTCTCCTACTGCTACTGTCATGAACGACCTCCCCACTGAACATCGGGATATGCTTCTTTTACATTTTCTTGAGTTATTTTGTATCTAGTTTGAAGTCTTTTATCTTTGATTAGGACTAAAAGTTCTGCTTCTTTTGGATGAAGTCCTTCTAAAATATTAATAAACATAGTTTCTCTGCGAAGAGAACTTAGTCCATCATTACCACCTTTTACAAAATTATAAAACATATGATACTCTTTTCTGATAGAAGATCTACCTTGATCCATAGATCCTAGAGAATTGCTGCCAAGTTCACCCATTTTTGAAACAGCGTCATCTATTTTTTCACTTAGGGTGCCACTGTAAGAAGTTTGTTCACCTGCGCTTGCATAAGGAACATCACCATGTGGAAGAAGTGAAATTACAGATTCATCAAAATTCCAAATTAAAATAGTTTTGAGTGAATCATCTTCATATTTCTTAAGAATTTCTACTTTTTTTGCATTTGATCTTTGTTTTGATGCAAGGTCTAAAACTTCAAATGCAAAGGGATTTACTGGAAGAGTTTCAATGTTTTCTTCAACATTCTTTTTTACTTTTGTTGTGGTCATAATTTTAATGCAAATTCAGTTTATTATAATAGAGCGTAAGTTATTTATCAATCATCATATTCATCGTCATTTTCTTCATCGAAATATCCTTCTTCAAATCTAACGGCAACTATTTCGTCAGGTATCACCTGTCCATTTTCATCAAAGAACTCTGGATGTAAATATGGAGGTCTCGACTCTAGTAAATGTCTATAAGTTAACCAACCAATTATACCTCCTACCATAAAAAAGAGCAATGTGAACATCGTAACGAATGTTATTACATATGCTGTTTCCATTTTTCTTCTCCAGAGAGTTTATTTTTTTCTAATATCAAAATGAAATTCTATAAAGAAATGAAACTCTCTACGGAAAAGAGAGATCATTTTACCAAGCCTCACTTGAAAAGTTTTTGGTTTTGATTCTCTCCTCCTTCTATTCCTAAGTAATAATTCAACACCACGATTAATCTGGGGGTCTGACTTATTTAGTTTGCTTCTTTCTTCTTCCTGGTCTCTTGTCATGATTATATCTCCAGGCATCTTCAAGAATACCACAAAGGTAATTTCTTATTTTTCTTGCTTGTGGTTTTGGAATATGACCATAACCCTCACGAAGTTGTTTATGAATTTCGTCAGCACCACCCTCAAGATAGTCATCTAAATCCATTACAAGACTACTGATTTCGCTGGCAGTAGCACTTTCAATAAACTGCTCAACTTCTATTCTCTTTGTTCCACGAACCTTTAGATAGTCATAAAACTTTAAAACAAACTGCCCATTAAAAGCATAATCAATTGCTTTTTCAACATCATTATAAACTTCGTGAAAGTTGCTATCCATTAAACCAAATTCTGCTCCTTCAGATATTGAACAGTATCAGAACAACCACCAATGTGTTGATCATTAACAATCACTTGAGGAAAAGTAGAACCTTCTCCAAACTCTGCATAGAATTCTTCTCTACTAAAATTGGTATTCAATTTATAGACTACATGTTGTAGTTCTGCTAACTCTAGCACTTGCTGAACTTTTGTGCAATATGGGCAACCGTCTTTTGAATAAACTGTGAATTTCATAGTTAGAATAAAACTGAAAGTTATTTAGCATTAACTGGAATCCTTTGATCTTCTGGAAGTCTTAAAATTCCTGCATCTAATAGTTGTTCTTTTCTTGGAGCACAACCATTCTCCTGTGTATTTGTTGAGGTAATGTTTGTAGTAGGTAGTGCCTTTGGCATTTCAACATCCACAACTGGACCCATCATAAACTTATTTCTTGTAATGGTTCTGTTTTGTGGATCGAGTGAAACCATCATAAGAGCATCTGCCTCTTCTCCACAATCAACAATCTTTCTTCCCGTTTTAGTTTCAATTACAGAGAAATAATCCTCACTGTTGTACTTTTTCATTCTTTGAAGTCTTTTGATTATTATAGGAGGATTGTGGTTTCCTGTAAAGTCCAGGCCAGGTATCCCTGATAATTTCTGCGAGTTTGTCTGTGGTCGTAGAAGATATCATAAGTCTTGTGTGACGGACATTAGAAAAAGAAAGATACCGAATGCTATGAAACTTGTGAGGATTAGGAGCATTTTATTGGTGCTTTTGTAGGTATTTAATCATTTCATCTAATACAAAAATATTATCATCAACTTGACCCAAAATCATATTACAGTTTCTACATAACAACTGACGAACTTTTCCAGTCTTATGGTCGTGGTCTACACATAGTTTCTTCCACTTTCCATCACCAGGTTTTTCGCAAATAGCACATCTCCCATTTTGATCTTCAAACATTTTTGTATGCTCTTCAAGAGTTATGCCATAGTTTCTTTTTAAATGTGCATCAAACCACATAACAGGTTTATGTGCCTCTTTAACTTGCTTCACTTTACAGTTTTTACAATATCCAGCAACACCATATTTGCCCCTTTCTTTTTTATAGAAATCTGAAACTGGTTTTTCTATTTGGCATTTAGAACAGAGTTTAGTTTGCATAAAAAAAGAGGGAAAGTTTCCCTCTTATTTAGTATTCAGTTTTTAAGAAACTCAACCAATAGTAGGAGCAGTAAGTGCAACAGGAGTTGCTTCTGCTGCTGCTAGGTCAAGAGGAAAATTGTGAGCATTCCTTGTGTTTTAACCTTTGTCGCCAAAGGGAGCGGACTATATCATCACTCATAAGAGTGTCGGACGCTAGTGGCGTATTACGGATGAAGCGTCATCCACCGCCTAGTCTCTGAACCTTCCTTACACGCTTGCAAGGCTTGGCTGCTGATTGTCTACAAGAGAGTTCCAGCAATTCATCCGATTTAACGAGCGCCATGCGTTCACAAAACGCTCGTGCATCACTTCCATCCCAAGTCCAGCACGATTAAGGACATCAGCCCAAGTGTTAATCACATGACCCTGACTATCTTGGATAGACTGGTTGAAGTTGAATCCGTTGAGATTAAAAGCCATCGTAGAAACACCAAGAGCGGTGAACCAGATGCCTACAACGGGCCAAGCAGCAAGGAAGAAGTGCAGCGAACGGGAGTTATTGAAGGAAGCATATTGGAAAATAAGGCGTCCGAAATAACCATGAGCAGCAACGATGTTATAGGTCTCTTCTTCTTGACCGAACTTGTAACCATAGTTCTGTGACTCGTTCTCAGTGGTTTCACGAACCAGTGAGGAAGTAACCAGAGAACCGTGCATAGCACTGAACAGAGAACCACCGAAGACACCAGCAACACCCAGCATATGGAAGGGGTGCATCAGGATGTTATGTTCTGCCTGGAACACAAGCATATAGTTGAAAGTACCAGAGATACCCAGAGGCATCGCATCAGAGAA